CTTTCCGGTGGCAGTTGCAACCGGGGTGGATGTCGGCGGAGCCTGGGAAGCGGCAGGGGGATCAGCCAGCCGGGGAGCGGCGGTCGTATCTGTCCAGGTGGGCGTCGGTTCCTTCGTGACAACCGCGCAAATGACCGCATACGCCGCGCCTGTGCTTCATACCCAGGCCGCAACAACGATCAACGAAACGACCGGCGAAACCACGGAACAGGTTCAGCGGCGCCAGGACAACGACATTCAGTCGATCCTTGAACAGTTAAACACCGGATTCACCGGAACAACCGTCACACACACTTTCGTTCCTGCACAGCTTCAATACTGGAAAGGCTACGACGGAACAGGAATTCCGGAAGGTATTCTGGATCAATCCCTGAACCGTCTTTATTTATGACCAGAATCGGCGCCACGCCGTCGGAAACGTCTTGCCTTATATCGAACCTATTCACGGAAATTCGGCCCGTCTGTGGCCACTGTGAGGGCGACAGCGTGGTCCTGTGTGGCGTAACCTACGAAGGACAGGAAGAAACCGTCGTCCTTCGTGATTATGGCTTCGACTATTCCGGCGATCCGGAAACCGTCGAAAATATCCGAAAGCGAAGGTGTATCTATGGGAACAAGAAGAAACTACCAGCGGACTTCGAATAAAAATGACAGTCCGCTTCACGTTCTTCCGGTGGCCGAAAAACTGATCGACTACACCCTGGACCTGACCGACAACGCGAAACGCTTTCCGAAGCGCGTCCGTTTTTCGATCACAAACAAGATTCAGGGCCACGTCATGGCCATATACGACGGCTTACTGGAAGCAAACGAAATATTTCCGATCCGCACAGAAGCGGACCGGACAGAACGGCTTCGTTTACAAAGGGCCGCCTTGACCGAGTGCAAGAAACTGCTTCACATGATCGAATTATCGAAGAAGCGAAGCTATATCGACAAGGACACCTTTGACTATTGGACGAAGTTGACCCTGGACGTTAAGTTCATGACCGCAAAATGGTACAAGGCCGAACAGGACACCGCCGAAGCGATCGCCCCGTCGGACCCTATACCGGAAAGCGTGTAATGATATTTAGGGAATGACCTGTTACCCCGTACGCCGGCAACGCGTACAATGCGCGCAATGTCAACACGGACGGCAGTCTGAACAACAACAACGCGTACAATGGCAACAATGGCGTTCGGCCGGATTTGGTGGAAAACGCGACCGAGTAAGGCGAAGAACCTGAAAACAGAGTACCCCAACAAAGGAGGTCATTTCCTTCCGAAGTGCCGGAAAGGCCACGGTAAACACAAGATTGACGACGAATGGCCTTCCTACTGTGACGGCCGGACTGTAAGCGTCAAGGAGGATTTTTATTTTGAGCGAAGACCAGACATTGAATCTTTCTGACTTCGCGAAGGTGATCGACTTTAACAGTCTATATCAATCGTATACAGAAGCGCGCAAAGGTAAACGGTGGAAATATGCGGTCTGCAAATACGAAGTGAACGTCCTTGAAAACCTTATGTTCGTTCATTTCATGTTATCGGCCCACAAATACCGCCTGTCGCCTTATAACTGCTTCATTGTGAAAGAACCGAAGGAACGACTGATCATGTATAACAGCTTCCGCGACAAAATCGTTCAGCACAGTCTTTGCGATAATGTCCTGGAACCGTACCTTTCGAAAACTTTCATATACGACAACTACGCAAGCCAGAAAGGCAAAGGAACGCACTTCGGACTTGACCGCCTGAAATATTTCATGTCGAGGTACTACCGACAGAACGGGGCGGACGGCTGGGTCCTGAAATGCGATATTCGAAAGTATTTTTACAGTATCAATCACGACGTTCTGAAAGAACAGCTTCGCCGGCTTATCAAAGACCGCGACGTCTTGTGGCTTCTGGATATGATCATAGATTCCACCGAAGGACCAGGAATCCCGATCGGAAACCATACTTCACAGTGGTTCGCCGTTCTGTACCTGTCCGGAATGGATCACATGATCAAGGAACGTCTGGGAATCAAAATGTACGGCCGCTACATGGACGACTTCTATTTGATTCACCCTGACAAGGACTATCTTCGTTATTGTCTGGAAGAAATCAAGAAGTATCTGGTCCCTTTAGGACTGGAATTGAATCAAAAGACGGCCATTTTCCCCTTAACCCAGGGAATCGACTTCCTGGGATTTAGGACCTATCTGACCGACACCGGAAAAGTCGTCAGAAAAGTCCGCCGTGAAAGCAAGAACCGAATCCGAAGGAAATTGAAGAAATACCGTCACCTTCTGGACGAAGGCCGGATCGACTTCGAAACGATTCTTCAATCCTATTCTTCGTGGACCGGTCACGCCGAACACGGCAACAGTTACCACTTGATCAGGAAGACGGACGACCTGTTCTTCAACCTGTTCAAGAATGAATTGGAGGGATTAACCTATGGCAAAATTACTATCCGCTTTGCCCGTTGGAAGCGTCGTCAAGTCGGCGAACACAAAGTACAACGGACAGGCGATCAGGTGGATCGTCGGCACACAGGACACGTCCCAGGGCCGAACGGGCCTGGTGACGGAAAAGATGATCACCCTGAAATGCTTCGACGCGAAGGAGTCCGGCAACAGCAACAGCGACCGCCGGAGTTACGGCAATAACCGTTATTCCGTTTCCAACATCGACAAGTGGCTGAACAGTGCGTCCGCGTCCTGGTATGCCGCACAGCACGGAGCCGACGCCCCGCCCACGTCCGCGAACTGTTGGAACGGCTATAACCCCTACGACACCGAAGCCGGCTTCCTGGCGAACTTCGAAGCCGACTTCCGAAACGCGATCCTTAATTCCACGATCCGCGTCGCGAAGAACACCGTCACCGACGGCGGCGGTTATGAAGACATCGTTCGACAGGTCTTTTTGCTTTCGAACACGAACGTCGGCCTTTCCAACGAAAACGGCGTGGCCGAAGGTTCCTTGTGGTCCTACTTCAATTCCGCGTCGCGCCGCCAGTGCTACCCCACGGCGGAAGCCGTCAGCAAGTCCACCTATACCAGTTCCAGCCTGTCCGCTTCTCAATATTGGTGGTGGTGGTTAAGAACCCCGTACGCCGGCGACGCGTACATCGCGCGCCTTGTCCGCACGGACGGCAGTCTGAACCTCAACCTCGCGTACGACGGCTACTACGGCGTCCGGCCGGCTTTGTATTTGGCATCTTCGAATCTGGTATCCGATACAACCGACACAGACGGCGCTTATATCCTTCTGTGGAACCAGCCGCCCACAGTCCCGTCTTCCATTACCTACGGCACCCCCCAGGCGGGACAGAAGCTGACCCTGTCGACCGGCGGATCGACCGATCCGGAGGGCGACGCCATTTCCTACGTCTGGGAACGGAAGGTGGATTCCGGCGTCTGGACCCAGATCGGGATCACCACCGCGAAGACGATCCAGGACACGGTCCCTTCCAGCGGGACAACCTACTACGCGCGCGTGAAGGCCGTGGACGCGGTCGGGAATGAATCGGCGTATTGCACCGGTTCCGGAAAGGCCATTTCCTACAACACCCCGCCCGTGATCAGCGGTTCCGACCAGAACATGGGCGCGAAGACCGACCCATTCACCTACAAATACACCGTCACCGACGCCCAGTCCGCCACCCAGACCCTGACCGTGACGGAAACCTTGACCAACGGAACGGAAACCATCACCCTTCGCACCTACACGGCCACGGCCGGCGCCCAGAACACCGCCGACCTGTCTTCCGTCTGGATCAGGCTGATCGCGGGGACCCACGTCCTGAAGATCACCGCTTCCGACGGCAACGGCGGAACGGCCGTCCGCAACATCACCTTCAGCCGCACCGTCACCAGGATCGCCGCGGCCCGCGCCTTCAACACCGACGCGAAGGTCACGAAGGTCTTCGTTTCCCTGTACCCGTCCGATCGTCCGGCCGGCTCCACGCTCCACCTGGAAGTGACGAACAACCCGTTCGACACGAACCCCGTCTGGGAGGACATCACGGAGAAGGCGAACCGCCTGGTCCACACCTTCGCGAACAGCACCGTCGCAAATGGCTACGGCCTGGGCTATCGCTTCTATATCACGAAGGGAACCCAGGAAATCGAAATCACCCAGGCGACGATCCGTTTCGCCTAAACGAAAGGAGGAATTCGAAATGTTTGACCCTACACAATGCGAAAGCGTGAGCATGGCCCAGGCAAAAGCCCAGGAAGAACAAAATCCTGTCAATGCCGCCTTGCGCGCGACTTCGATCGCCTTCGTCACTTTGGCCGAAGCCGGCCAGATCGACGACACAACCGCAACGGAAAACGTCAGCCAGTTCGCGTCCTGGGCTTACCCTGTGGCGTATGCTGTCGGCAATATCCGCCAGTATAACGGTGAACTTTTCCGCTGTGTTCAGGCCCACACTTCACAAGCCGACTGGACGCCTGACGCCACCGCTTCCCTTTGGAAGAAAATCGGTGATCCGACGGAAGAATGGCCGGCCTGGTCCCAGCCGATCGGCGCCCATGACGCTTATAACAGCGGCGACAAAGTGTCCCACAACGGGAAACACTGGACATCTAACATTGACGCGAACGTCTGGGAGCCTGGCGTCTATGGCTGGACGGAGGTGACAAAATGACCGAAGGAATCATTGTCGGCATTCTGTCGCTGATCGGTACACTGGCCGGAACCTACTTCGCAAACCGAAAAAGTTCCGCCCTTATTGCCTACCGTCTGGAACTTCTTGAAAAGAAGGTCGACAAACACAATTCCGTCGTGGAACGAACCTTCAAACTGGAAGAACAGGCGGCCGTTATTGAAGAAAAAATCAAGGTCGCGAATCACCGTATAGAGGACCTGGAAAACCGGTGAAATCGCGCAAAAAGAAACGCGAGTTTTCCAAAATCATTATAACCATAGTCGGAGCCGTCACGCTTGTCGTGTCGGCTTTTACTATGGCCGTTGTATGGAAAACAAGCGACACCGCGCCCCTGGCGTATTTGATCCCTTCGGTCTTCGGTGAACTGGCCACCGCGACCGGCTTCTATTTCAGCAAAGCGAAGGCCGAAAACCGGATCAAACTTCGGAAATTATATGGTCCTGAAATCTACAATGACACGAAGGAGGTATAAACGTGTTTAACGCATTACTTGAAAACCTGACAAATATCGGCTGGGCTATGCTGATCTTCCTGTGTGCATACCTGGCAAACGTCGCCTTTTCCCTGTGGTACAACATCAAAATCAGGAAGGAAGACTTCGACCGCGAAAAGCTGATCGCAAGCGGCTTGAAAATCCTTGTTTTCGTCGTTGGCCTGACGCTTCTGTGTACGGCTATTACTGCACTTCCGATTTTTGCAAACGAAGTCGGCTGGACTATTCCTGACGAATACACGGACATTTTCGCCGACCTGGTCATCATTGGCGCCGTTCTGCTTGTGTCCTGTAAATACATCAAGGAAGCCTTCACGAAGTTCGTTGCTATTTTGAACACCGGTTCCGTGGAAAATGTGGAAAACGTACCGGAGCCGGAAGTAACCAACGCCGGAAAGGTCCAGATCGGCTTCATGGCCGGAAATGGAGGGAACGAAAATGAGTAACAGCAAACTTGTAAACTATACGCGCATTTCCCCGAACAAGAACAGCCCCAGAAATCACGCGATCGACACGATCACGATTCACTGTGTCGTCGGCCAGTGTTCGGTCGAAACCCTGGGGAACATCTTCGCGCCAACTTCCAGACAGGCATCTTCAAACTATGGGATCGGCTACGACGGCAAAATCGGAATGTATGTGGAAGAAAAGGACCGTTCCTGGTGTAGTTCTTCCGCGTCCAACGATAACAGAGCGATCACGATCGAAGTCGCGTCCGATACAAAGCACCCTTACGCAGTCAATGAAAAGGCGTTCGCCGCGCTTCTTGACCTGGTGACTGACATCTGCAAGCGAAACGGGATCAAACGCCTTGTGTGGTCCACCAACAAAAAGGACCGTATGAATCACCTGAACGGGTGCAATATGACCGTTCACCGCGATTATGCAAACAAGGCTTGTCCTGGCGACTACCTGTATAAGCGCCACGGTGAAATCGCGGCCGAAGTCAACCGCCGCCTGGGAGCCAGTGCCGAAAAGCCGGCAGAGAATAAACCGGCCACTGGCGAAGTGATCCACACTGTCAAAGCTGGCGAAACACTGTCGAAGATCGCCCAGAAGTACGGGACGACCTATCAGAAGATCGCGGCTTATAACAGGATCGCAAACGCGAACCTGATCCGCGTCGGCCAGAAAATCAAAATTCCGGCAGACACCCAGGCCGCCCAGTCTTTCAAGAAGGGTGATAAAGTAAAGGTCCTGAAAGCTGTCACCTACACAGGGAAAGCCTTCAAGACCTATTATGACAAATATGACGTGATCGAAGCCGACGGCGACCGTGTGGTCATTGGTATCGGAAAGACAGTCACAGCGGCCGTCAATGCGGCAAACCTGAAAAAAGCATAGCGGCAAAAGGAAAGCGGCCAGGGATATTCCCTGACCGCCTTTTTTTATTTTCCGGTGACCATTGAAAGAGCCGACACGAAAAGGTCCTGTCGCGCGACTGAAAACTGATATGTCTTCGATCCGGCCTGTACGACGACAGAGCCGTCGACAGGTGTCACCGCTGTCAATGCTGAAATCTTACATTCGAAACCGGCCTGGTTATGAATGAAGACGATCCGCCTATTCGTTAAAACGATAGCGCCTGAATAGGTTTCTGTCACTTCGCCGTAAACCGTCCGACTGGAACCGCCGCCAGTGCTTACCGACACGCCCTTCGCAACGCGGACACGGACGCCAGCACCGCTTCCGGTTCGGCCGACAGCCTTGTTCTTCGTGACGATCTTCGTCGCCGGCGCGTAATAATGGGCGACTTCGCCTTCTTCCAAAAGAACCGGCGTCCCCGTTACAACAGGAAGTTCGCCCTGTGCGATCGCTGAAATCGCGGTTTCTTCCATGAACGGCGTGTTTCTGGCCACTTGTGCCGCCTGTCTGGCTTCCTTCTGCTTCTTGACCTTGTTCGCACTGAAAAAAAGCCCAACGGTGACAATGGTCAAGACGACGATCCAGCCCCACAATGATACTTCCGGAACCGCGATCGACACAATCACCAGGATCAGATCGACAATCGCGGCCAGGATTCCGAATATAATAGCGACTATTCGCATTATATCCCCCCTTCCTACTTGTAAACTTTATAAGGTTCTGACCTTTAACACAATTATACGTGAAAAATGTGTTAAAAACAAGAATGACGCTGAACATTAACACAAAATTTTCGGGAAGGAGGTCACAACTTGAAAATCTATGACTATAAAGGCCGGAAGAACATCAGCGGAAACAGAATCCGCGAAGCACGATTGAAGAAGCGGCTGTCACAGGCCGACTTCGCCGCCAAACTACAAATAGCCGGAATCACTATGGAGCGCGACAGCGTCAGCAGAATCGAAATCGGAACGCGCTTCGTCGCCGACTATGAACTTATGATAATAGCTGAAATCCTGGACGTAACCGTCGACTGGTTACTGTCCGAAGACTGCGAATAACACAACGGACCACTGGCGAACCTTTGAACCGCCAGGGTCTTTTATTTTTTTGTTCCCCCCTTGACAATATAATACCGGTATTATATAATATTCGACAGAAAGAGGTGACTACACTATGGCACAAGCGCAAATTGAAGCGAACAAACGCTTCCGAAAGAAATCCTATGACCGAATCGAAATAACAGTTCCAAAAGGCGACAGAGAAAAGATCGTTCAAGCCGCCAGCGCGGCCGGTATGAGTGTAAACGCTTTTATCAAAGAAGCACTGGTCGAATATATCGCCCGCACAACCAAACAATAAAACGAAAGCCCTGTCCATGAACGGACGGGGCTTTTTTGCATATCAGGAGGAATCAAAATGAAAAAGCGCAGATTCAAACACCTGTCCTGGACTGACAGGCTGAAAATAGAAACAATGTTAAAGGACAAGCGCCACAAACAGGAAATCGCTGACGAAATCGGCGTTCACCTGA